CTGAGCAGCTTGCTCAGGAGATGTAGCTAAGTATTGTTGACCTAAATTAAACAAGCGTTCAGAAGCACCACTCAATGGAGCATACTGCCCTTGGAACTGTTCTGCTTGTGCTAACGTAGGAGCGAATCTACCAAAGAGTTGCTCCTGTAAAGCAGCTAACTCAGGAGCAGCAGTGTATCCTCCTGAGGAGATATAAGGAACACCAGTGCTAGGATCTATCTCACGAGTAAACTGAGACGTACCAAACCTGGTAGTCATTCCTACAGGACGGAACGCAGAGATATTAGCAGCAGTTATACCAGCTTGTCGCTGTTGCTCTGCAGCTTTTTCTCCTGCTTTTCGTACCCCACTAGCTCCTGTAAAAGGATCTAAGATACTACTGACTATGCTACCCATGTTTTGCTCCTAATAAATATAGTATATTTCTTATCGTTAACTTCTATAGGTTTTAATACTTCCCATCCTGTTAGCTTACCAAACTTAGCAAGCTTAGTGTTTTCTTCTTCTACTAGTGCTAACAGAGGAACATTAGTAAGATACTGTAATAAGTTTAAATCTTCTAAGTACTTGTTCTTTACTTCTTGCGACCACTTATGTACATCTGTATGAAACCACAATGCTGCATCGTGTAACTCTAAGTACATGGTGTAGTCGTCTCTTAAGACTACAGGTACTTTCATATTAGGTCTTCATGATGTACGCTAATGCGTAGTATGGAGGTAAGTTCTGATCAGTACCGCTTGATCCAGCAGTTGCGTTTGTAGTTGCAACCGAAATTCCAGTTACAGCACTTTGAGTTGAAAACCCATAAACAGAGGCACTAGCTCCTAAAGGCTCTTGGCTTCCACCACCAGGACATAAAGCACCGTTACCACCTTGTACGTGGGTGTGACCAGGATCAGTTACAGTAGAAGTTGCTGTATGTGTATGGCTTACAGTAGTAGCATCTTTAGTACCACCAGTCTGTGTATTGCTTCCAGTTACTGTAGAGTATGCAACACCAGCAGAATCAGTATGAGCTCCAATAACAAATCTGTTACGAAGGTCAGGAGTACTATTAGAACCATTACACAATACCCAGCCTGTAGGAATTGTAGCAATAGTACCAGACCACATCATGATCATGCCTGTGGTGAACGCTGCTGCTATCTCTGTTTTTACAAAAGCAGTAGAGGCTAATTGTGTTGTATTTGTTCCAGCAGTGGCAGTAGGAGCAGTAGGAGTACCAGTTAAAGCAGGACTATTTAAGTCTGCCTTAGATGAAATAGCTGAAGCAACAGCAGTTAACTCAGTATCAATCTCTGTACCTTTAACAATCTTGCCTGAGTTACCAGTAGGTAATCCATCTTTAGCTGTAAAGTTAGTTGCTTTTGTATAATTTGCCATAGTATGTCCTTAGACTAAAGTCTTTCCTTGCTTGATTGCTACGTCTATTTTCTGAATTGAAACTGGATTACCATTAATATCTGCTTCTAAGCCTAACTGCATCACAGTTCCTTGACCACCAGCATTAATATTAAAACGATCTAAAACAATACCTGAACTATATTCAGCAATGTTGTATTCGGACGAGCCTGGTATAGTATCTACAGTAGAGTTATTATATTCGTATACCGCAGCAGGATCTAAAGTATAAGTAGTAGCTTGATAACTTTCAGTATAATCAAAACCCCACTTAACAGCTACTGCTTGATTTGTACCGCCAATCAATACCCAACCAATCTTCTTTAATAGTTTAAGCTTTGTTGAGGCATCAAAGTCAAAGTAATTAGTATAGTAAGCAAGACGATAACTAGAAGTATTATCAGCGTAGCCGTAGTATTTAGCAATATATCCTGGCTTACCTAAGTATAAATCTCTAGCTTGTGTAACAAAGAATGACTTAGGTTCAATGCTATCCCAGACTGTAACTCTCATAGAACCATCTTGCAATGCCGTACGAGTATCAAAGCAGTATACAAACTTAGTTGTAGGAAGCGTTAATAGATAGATAGCGTCACGCTCGTAATAGATACTTTTGATCTTAGTTAAATCTGTCTCAGATGCTACAGCAGAGATTAACTCATCACGAACATTCTTAGAAATATCACGCATTGGCATGGACTTCTCTTGAATGATTCGCTGTAGACTACGAACTCCTGAGTCAGATAAGAACAACACATCTGTTGCAATATTCTGTACCGAATCTCTAGCAATACATCCTACATTATAGATAACCTCAACAAGAGTTAATGCTCCTGTGTCTAACGGATTAGCATAGATTGCTATGTTCTTACGACCAAAGAATATAATAAAACCATTATGTGCTGCAGCAGCGACTACAGGATCACCATTAGGTAATACTTCTTGTAGATTTAAGTAACCAGCAGAACCATTTAAGAAATCTGTACCAGCTAGTAAGTCGCTGAAATAGACAGTCTGAGTGTCTCCTGAGATACCACCACACCAGATTCTACCATAAGCAGAAATTACCCAGCTAGGCATGAATGTTGCTGTGCTGTGATTAGAAGGTAACTTAGCGTCATCTCCTACACGCTGGTAGCCAAATGTACCGCTATCGTGCGAACTAAAAGGATTACCAGAAATAGGTAACTCATGATACACCAGCATAGGATGTGCTGCTTGTGCTAAATATACATGAGGCTGGAAGTCAGTGACATCTCCATAAGACATCGCAGCACCCTGCCAATTGTTAGCTGTAATGGTATAAGTAGCGTTACCGCTGTTAGTAGTGTTACGCACTGTCTTAGTAGTCATCGTAGTAGTTCCTACAAATAACTGATTATTGCCAGCACTTAAAACTTGATTAGTACTACCATCTACTAATTCAAATATAAACTCTACTGCATTACCAGCACCTAAGTCAGTATTAACTGCAGAGTTTACTGTAGTCCATCCTCGTCTTGCACCGATACGACCATACTTATCGATCACACAGTTTTGAGCTTTTAATGCATAACCAGAAGACAAAGTAATACTAGACTCTTGGAGGTTAAGTCCATAGAATCCAGGAGCTGCTATTGATGCTGTCTGTAGTGGACTAGCCATTAGTTCCAGACCCACTGCTGTTCTTCTATATACCGTCCTGATTCGAGTGCTATAGCGTCTGCTAAGCTCTGCTTCATTAATTGATATGTCTCCCCTGCCTGGACTCCTCCGTCCTCACCACGCTCTGCCTGAGCCCTTGCAAGAGCACCTAGGATTACAGGCTCTTCTGGTACTAATAAATTATCAGCATTAACTGCTAAGGGTACTTGTGGTTTAATAATATTAAAACGTAGATTATAAGCACCATCAGGAATAGGGTATAAGTCTACCTGAGTATTTCCACTGGAATTAACACCATTGAAGTTATAATATGCAGGAGACCCCTTCTGAGGAGTGGTCATTAGGAACTGCTGATCCATCCACCTAGTAGAGGCTAGTTCTACGAATGCATTCTGAGTATCGTTAATAACATCAATAACTCTAAATCTTTGTCCTGAGCCTACTAGAACATAGTTAAATACATCTGCTGTGGTGGTTGCTGATAGAGTATCAGACAAAGCATTCCAATTGTAGGAGTCTTCTACGACTCTCTTAGAATCATTGACAAACCTAGCAATCAATTTTACATAGGCATTATCAGAAACCGAGGAAGCCTCAGGCTCACGCAGCCTTATCAGCACATCGTTTACTAGTTGAATATAGTTCATGTCTTATATTATACCATAAAATTGATTAAAAGTCAATACCTTAATTAACAATCCCACTTCTTTAATGCTAAGGCTTTGCGAGTTGGTCTGCCTTTCTCATCCTTCATAGCTCCTTTAACACCACTCATACGAGCACAAAAGGACTTACGTCTTCCAGCAGCTTTAGGGGACTTTGCAGCCTCTTTAGCAGAAACTGGAGGCTTCAGGTTAGAGCCTGTCTTCTTATTGAAGTAAGCCCTTCCTTTAGCGTTTAAACCACCTTCAGGATTCTGATATACCTTCTTAACCATTATCTCTTCTTTGCTGTCTTAGCAGCTTCCTTAAATTGTTTAGCAGTAGGAGCACCTTTGCTGCCTACCTTACGCATCTTCTCTCCAGATCCCTGAGCTATCCTTTTACGTTTAGCTGCGATGTTGGAATACAAGCCAGGCTTAGTAGCCACGCATTGCACCCATCTTCTTAGCTGGTTTAGCTTTAGGAGTAGTCATCTTCATGCCTGTTTTCTGAGCATACGACTTAGCTTGCTTCTTACCCTTAGTTGTATAAGGGAACTTCTTGTCTTTGACCATTGGCATATTATTTCCTTTTCTTTGGTTTAGCTACTTTAGCTGTTTGTAATGCGATTGCGACTGCTTGTTTCTGTGGTCTTCCTTCTTTAACCATCTTAGAAATGTTTTTACTGATTGTCTTTTGAGACTTACCTTTAGCGAGTGGCATGATTATCCTTATGCAAAGTTTTGTACGGTACTGCGTTGCTCTAATTCTAATGTTACAATACAGCTTGCATTCGTTGCACCAGTTTCAACTAATACACGAATCTCATCATGCTCGTCTAAGACTACATAAGCCTGTCCATCAATACGTAAGAAGTTCTTACCTGTTAAAGAATAATCATATACTACAGCAACCTCTACATTCTCAGAAGAATCATACCAGAATGCTCTGAAGTTCTTAGCAGAAGATGTACCGTTATAAGCGTACAATAAAGTCCACCTAGCAATGTTCCGAGTTGGAACAGTAAACATTGTTGTTAATGTATTAGCAGTAAGATTCTTGCCTACGGAATGTGGTCTACTCATTTAAGTACCAGTGTTAACAAGGTTATAATGATAAATCCAGCAGTACCGAGAAGAATCTGTTCTAGTCTCTTTAGTCTAGCATTAATCTGTTCGTATCGAACCTTACAGACTTCTTCGTGGCTTAGTAGTTTGAGTTCAGATTCAGTCATTTCGTTCTACCCAAGATGTTGTTGTTTCATCCCATGAATATCTCTTAGGATTCTCTGCTGTGCCTACATCGGTAGGATAAGGTACTGGAGAACTCCATAAACAAGTTTCCTCGCTTAATAACCAACTTGGAAATGGTTGTGGTGGAATAAAGGCATCTCTTTGGCTGTCATAAGTGTATCCAATACCAGCAAAGTTTTTACGCAATGGTCTACCTTCAGGATGTTGCCCACCATATGTATTGTAGGAAGTCTGAACCCATCCTGTACCAAAAAGACCTGAATCTATAACATCTTGTTCAGCAACAATTACTTGAGTAACAATGTTTTCTTCTACTTTTGCAAAATGTGCCATTTTTAATCCTTACAATGTAATTGAGCCTGAAGAAGTCCATTTATATATCCGATAACCGCCTGAAACTGTGATAGTCGGAGAACCAGTTGTAGATGTGGCAGCTGGAAATGTGTCAGCATAACGAATAACAACAATACCTGAACCGCCACTTGCGCTTGTAGATGTGCTTGATTCGCTGTGTGAACCGCCCGCACCGCCTCCAGTATTAACTGTACCATTCGTTCCTCCACCAGCAGCATTTATACCTGTATTTGATCCAGCTCCTCCACCACCTGCTCCACCTGCTCCAGCAGTTCCACCAGTATATGTTCCGCCACCGCCACCGCCAGCATATGTTACTGAAGTTCCAGTAATGCTTGATGCAGAACCAGCACCGCCCACACCTCCAGTTGTGCTTGTTCCGTTTCCGCCAACTGCTCCCGCACCGCCGCCACCACCACCTCCGTAATTTGGACCTGATGTAGAACCTGATCCGCCATTGTTTCCTTGTCCAGATGTTCCTGTTCCACCTGCTCCACCATTTGCACCACTCAATCCTCCCCCA